ATTAACAACGTCTACATGGCCGACGATCGCAGGCTGGCAGAGGCGTTGGAAAAAATACACGACAATCCTTGTGAATTAAATGAGGATTAGTTAGATTTGAAATACTTTAATTCAATAAATCAAATAGTATGAGCAATACTTATCAGTTCAAAACAACGAACATCAAAGGAAAGCAATACGTTGAGGTTAACCAACGTGTGATTGCATTCCGCACACTGTCCGAGTTCAAAGGCTACGGACTAACAACCGACGTGCTACACCTGGACGCAGACTCATGCGTGGTGCAGGCAACGATTACTAATGCGGACGGAGCCGTGGTCGCACAAGGCATGGCCCAGGAAGACAAGTCTTCTTCACGCATCAACCAGACATCATACGTAGAGAACTGCGAGACCTCAGCCGTAGGTCGTGCGCTTGGGTTCCTGGGTATTGGTATCGAAACATCTATCGCAACAGCAGATGAAGTTGACATGGCTATCAAGAAGCAAGACGCACCTGCTACACCAGCGAAGAGCAACAACGAAATCTATGCAAGCGCTGTTACCTATATCAAGGACGGGAAGAATAAGCCCGAGCGTGCAACTCGATTGACACAGATTAAAGACAAGTACGGAGACACTCTGACTAAGGCACAGCAAACTAAACTTGAGAAGTTAGTATGACTAATGGATGGTTTGAATCTTTAGTAGAGAGAACGGGTAAGCCATACCTATCGTACTCATCTATAAAGTACGCGCTACAAGACATAGCGCTGTTTGAATTATACATGCAAGGCAAGTTGCGTAAGGAATCGGAGGCACTCACATTTGGTAGTGCCTACGATTGCCTTCTCTTCACGCCTCATGAGTTTGACTCCACGTTCTTCGTCATGGATGACACGCAGATTATACAGGATCTGGGAGGGAAGAACCCACGTGTGACCAAGGCATACAAGGAGTGGAAGAAGGAACAAGAAGCATTGGCTGAAGGCAAGACCGTCTTGGCTATCGAAGATTATCAGCAATGCATTGACATGATTACTCGCTTGGACGACTCAAAAGTTCTGAGCATATACCTGGATGGGGATTACCAGGTTGAGTTTCACCAGAAACTTGACATAGGCGGAGAGGTAATCCCCTTCCGTGGTTTCTTAGACTGTCTTGGAGAAGGCTTCATAGCCGACAGTAAATCATCACGTAGTGTTAAGGGCTTTTCAAGAGACGTACGTTTCTTTGGGTATGACATCCAGGCCTTCTTATATACGCACGCGTTTGGTGTCCAAGATTTCTATTGGGTCGTACAAGAGAAAGCATACCCATACCTACCAGCGGTATACAAAGCATCGGAGGAAACCCTTGACTCCGGCAAGCGTAAGGTGGCTCGTGCCTTGAATATTATTCGAGAGCACTACCAACAGGACAAGCCATCCTCTACGTTCTTTATCCAAGGGGAAATTTAATTCGATTGCTATGGATCAGCAAAAGAAAGATGTCTACATCGGATATGTAGGCGAACGCAAAGAGTTTGACAGCGGTGTTGTCAAGTACTCTATCTCGTTTAAAGAGGCACAGTTGGATGAGATGAAGAAGTATCTCACGGGCGCAGGTAATGTGAACGTAGACTTCATCATCAAGACCGACGGCACAGCATTTACATCTGTGTTTAATCCACGTGCCAATGGAACGAAGTACTCTAACAGCCAAGCGAACCAGACGGTAGCGCAAGGCAACAGTGACTTGCCGTTCTAAAGTTTAATGTCGGGGAGGGTATGATTAATAACAGTTTGGCAAAACCCCCTCTGAAAAAGGTTGTTTATGCATATAAAGATGGGCAATTCCGTCATTTTGTATCTGAACACATATAACCAGAGAGCCCTCCCCACATTTAACACCAAAGATTATGGCACACAAAAGAGGCGAAGAACGCATACCATACGGAAGCAACAGACCTTGGGACGACAAGCCTCCCGTACAGGTCAAGACCAACTACTCAATTGAATTTAATAAACGCAAGAAACGATGGATACTAAAGAGAAAAGGGACGACAGTCTTCAGCAGTACGCAGAAGATAGACGTCGATTTTTGGTACGAAGAAATAATAGCGAAGAACTGCACGATATTTTAGTCGCTGTATATGGTACACTCAAGAGAGGGTACGGTAATCACATGCTCTTAGCGGACTCCGTGTTCGTAGGAGAGGGATACACAGAGGATGAGTACCCGCTCGTGGTACGTGGATCTGGACTACCCTTCCTCGTAGACATGAAGGGCACGGGTAAGCGTGTCAAGGTAGAGGTGTACCTCGTGGATGAACCTACACTCAACCGATTGGACATGCTCGAAGGACATCCCGAATGGTACAGACGTGAGAAGAAACCAGTCTTAGTCACTGGCTTAGACCGTGAAGGATTCTCATACCACAATGCAATACTTGAGCCATGGGTTTACATGGCGCCCGAGGATTACTACTCAGAATCAGAAACGCTGTATGAAGAATACTAAATACTTTGTTGAAATAGGTAGTTGTGATTTCGATTCACTCAATGACCTAGCGAAAGAAGGATGGAAAGGAGTTGTAGTTGAACCTATATCAGAGTACCTCAACAACCTAGAGAAACACAAAGGTGTACACTACATCAACGCAGCAGTGGATGTGCTCCCTGGTACACGTGAGATGAATGTGTTTAACGAGGACGTGGTGGAGAACGATAGAGACTTTGCAGGCATGAGTTCATTTGCAGAGTACACGCATCCGTCCAATCAATCCAATGTAACCTCACGCTCAGTAGAGACAATCACCTATCAGAATGTTATACAGTCAAGCGGAATACCAAAGGTAGACTTCCTCAAGATAGACACCGAAGGACATGACTTAGTGATACTTAACCAGGTTATATACGACGGAAAGCATAGGCCTGGAATCATCAAGGCGGAACACAAGCACATTCAGAATGGCGCATACGTAATCAAAGAACTACTTGAAAGCCGAGGCTACTTGGTGTTCGTTGAAAGGTATGACGTCTACGCAATAGATGTCTTGACCAAACCAGATCCGCTACGGAATCATTTCGATTATAATTTTAACGCACTTACATAATGGATAAGGTATGCAAAGGCGCATCACGTGCCAAGATGTGCGCTTCTGTACGCGCGCACGTAGACAAACAACTCGAGGCACTTGCCTCATTACACACATCATTCGGAACGGGAGGATACGGAGACACGAAAACCAAATCTGGATTACGGGAAGCAGAGAATGAGATATACAGAGAAATTAAAAGGGTAGCACCAGAGTACTACAAAAGAATTATCATCGACAAATGAGTAACGAATATCATTTCATTCGCACGATTGACCAGCACGCAATCGACGAAGCAACTGAAACATTTAGCATGTTGAACAGGGTAATACCCTCAGACCTATCGAGCACACGTAGAGATAGACCGCTGGTTGAAACGCGCTGTATGGTTTGGGCATACTTAAGAGAGAACTCTACACTAACCATGCACAACCTCGGTAAGTTATTTAATAGACACCACACTACAGTCATCGCATGCTTGAAGACACACAAGAGACAAGTAGATGTTTTTAGCAACGGACGAAGAGTTAATGAACTATACACCAAGAAGTTCTTAGAAGGGTCTGAGATTCTCGACCAGGTTATGGGAAAGAAAAGAACATCTGCACGCCACTTGAAGTACAGGGTAGTATTGTACACAGACAATCCAGATACCTTGGATTACTATGAGATAATGACCGTGAAAAACTTGATGTAATGGTAGTCAGTGATAAGTATAAGTGTATATTCATACGCATACCCAAGAACGCAAGCACATCCGTAGAGGATTTGTTTAACGTAGCAGACCCAGGATCAGTACCAAGCAACCACCGACCACCATACGGACACGAACTTGCATCAGAGATACGAGAGAAGGTCGGCGAAGAAAAGTGGAATGAGTACTTTAAGTTTGCATTCTTTCGCAATCCATACGATAGGTTCATCTCTCACTACAGGTACAACGTAGACTTTTATTGGCCAGACACTGAGAGATTGTGGTGGCTACTCACTCCAGAGAAAAACCTTTACCGAAGAGAAGACAAGGTAATTGATAAGCGATGCTTTGCTGACTTCCATGTGTACGACAAGTCTTGGTCAAGGCCACACGGAGCGTATCAACAAATAGATTGGCTGAACGAGAAGGATATTTACATAGCCAACATGGACAACATTGAAAAAGAGTGGGACTTTATATGCTACAACATTGGTCTCAAGGCAAAACTACCTGTGTCCAACACCACTCCTAAAGATGGATACAAACTTGATGATGATGCCAAGAAACTTGTAGAGATGTATTACGCTGAGGACTTTGAATACTACGAGAGATTATGCAAGACAACAACCTAAAAGAAATAAGACGGTCTGGTCAACCAATACATTGGTATGTGGTAGACATCATGTGGCAAACACGTAGAGGAAAGAAGATGTCTATACACAAGTGGCACGACATGGAGTGTATAAGCAGAGCAAAGACTTTGATGCACCTCAACAAAGACAGTAAGGCCCTTAACTTTTTAGAGGACCAAACTAAACTGACAGCCAAGAAAGAAAATTTCAGAGTGTTCAACATCAAGTCTCAAAAGATTGTCGGATATTCGGAACTCCATAAAGAAGAAGACTATGCCAACGAATGGGGCTAACTCAATCACAATGTTCCCGTCAATCACAGCGATTGACAATCCATACTACATCACGTTAGACTCTGCGCTTAACCGAATCATTGAAGGCAAGAGCAAAGATAAGGTCGAGCAAGTAAGATCTGGAGACAAGCAGGTTAAGAAGACACTGCCGGTATCGCTGTTCTCTGGAGTCTTCATGGGCAGAAGGGATGAGCAGATACAAGGTCATAGCGGTATCATCGTGCTGGACTTCGACCACATCGACACCAATGATTATAAGGCATTACTCGGTACTGATGAATACATACGAGCATGCTGGGTGTCTCCAAGTGGAGACGGTCTCAAGGCGCTTGTCCGTATCAGTAACCCCGAGCGACATCGTGACCACTTCCGTGCATTACAATCTTACTTTGAAAGAAACTATGGGTTAGAGGTAGACCCTTCTGGTATTAATGTATCACGTGCATGCTTTGAGAGTTATGACCCAGACCTCATCAAGAACGATGAGTGTAAGGTGTTCGGTGCTATGCTATCGGAGAGTAGCCAACACCAGGAAGTAGTACAGCAAGACTCCTACACCGACTACGATAAGATAGACATCGTTGCACGCATGATACGCAAGGCACCCGATGGGCAGAAGCACAACACATTATTACGTGCGGCTATCCTATGTGGTGGATACATCAGCGCAGGGCGGATGGAGGAGCAAGAGGCCATTCGCGTAATAGAGCGTGAACTCATGCGCAGGGATGTAGATGACATGGACCTGGCACGCAAGACCATTATGGATGGTATTACGCAGGGGCGCTCAATGCCTATACGTGAAGTCATTGATGATGAGAACAAGATTCGTAGAGAGATGCGCATCAACGATGGCGATATGTCTTTCATCTCCTCGGACCACCATGATTTGGAATGGATTAACAAGTTTGCAAACGGAGAAATAGAGAAGGGACTAAGCACAGGCTTTCCCAAACTCGACAAACACTTCCTGTTTAAGAAAGAGTTTACGATTATCAATGGCCACAGCAACGTAGGTAAGACAACGACAGCGCTGTATCTAATGGTGTCTGCTTCAGTGCTACATGGTTGGCGTTGGATTATATACTCCTCGGAGAACAAGACTGCCTCTATTAAGATGAGGTTGATGGAGTTCTTGGTTGACCTACGTATCACTGACATGCACTACGAGGAACGTATCGCTGCATACAAGTGGGTCAATGAGCACTTCACAGTTATCAGTAACCAGCAAGTATATAGTTACACAGACCTGCTTGTGTTTGCTGAGAAACTCATACGCCAGGAGAAGTACGATGGGTTCTTGATTGATCCATACAACTCACTCAAGACTACGATATCTAAGGGGGCGCAACTGTCCTCACACGAATACCACTATGAAGCGGCATCTGAAATGCTGACGTTTAGCGTTACTAATAACATGGCGATATGGCTGAACACTCACAGCATTACGGAGGCACAGCGTATAACAGGGCCCGATGGTTTACCCGTTGCACCTGGTGCGGCCATGACTGAAGGCGGTGGTAAGTTCGTGAACCGCTGCGATTCCTTCTTGACATTCCATAGAAAGGTTCAGTCCGATGAGCACGCTATACGTATACGCACGGAGATACACGTACGTAAACAACGCAACCAAGAGACGGGCGGTATGCCGACACCATATCTGGATCCTATCCTTATAGAAATCAATTCCTCTTACACAGGTTTCACTGAACTTGGAACAGGTGTTAAAAACTTTAAGCCATTAGCATACAAGAACAGCACATTGGACTTATATTAGAGTGTGAATGAATACGAAGAAATCATTGTAACTCTACCGAAGCCACCGTCGCTCAACCAGTTCTACTCTGGTAGACACTATGCGGTGCGCAAGAAGTATAAGGACAAGTACTGGGATGAAATTGCAAAGGCCATGGACAAGTTGGATAAGTTCAGTATGGATAAAATGTCTATACATGTTCGCTACAACTGTCGCTTCGATGTTGATAACGCTATATGTTGTTGTAAGTTTTTGGCGGATTATTTGCGAAATCATGGGTATATTCAAGATGACAACCCAAAGTTCTTTACGTCACAGTCAACAGCATATGACCCGACGTTAGAGAAGGATGAGTTTGTTGCCAAAATAAAATGCCATGGATATCAAATCGTTGAGTGAGGTTTACTTTCTTGCGACCAGCCGCATGCACGAGGCAGCGACTGAGTTGTACGAGAGCCTGCATACAAACGCAGGGTCTCCAAGAACGGACGCCGAGAGACTACACAACACCATCCGTAAGTACAAGAGAAACATTGATTCAGAATTTGACCTAATACGTTCTGCGCTGCTGGAGTATTATGATGACGCTGATTTATCTTGACGGACTAAACGGTATTAACTACCACAGATTGATGACGCCCTTCATCCGATTAAAGGAAGAGGAGGGAGTCAACGTGCACTTTATTGACAGCCTTAATGAACTCAAAGAGTTTGACTTATCTAGTGTGTCGCACTTGGTGGGATCAAGAAGGTTCGGGGTGTCGGATGCTAAAGCCTTTAAACAATTCTTAGTAGACAACGATGTCAAACTTATACTTGACAACGATGACTATTGGGAACTACCAAAGGACAATCCAGCGTACGACCATTACAAGAACAACGAACAATACTTTATTAAAGACAGCATACAGATAGCGGATGAAATCTGGACACCATCAGCGTACCTCGCTGAGAGGATGAAGAAGATTAACCCCGACGCTGTATATAGAATCATACCAAACACTATATATCAAAAGGAGAAACAGTGGAGAGACTCCGATAAAGATGTGAGTGTGGATTATAAAGTTAGGTTTGGTTACCTCGGAGCCAATGGACACCAGGAAGACCTGGATGTAATGGGCATGACATTCGAGGACCATGAGTTGTACTGTATGAACCTTATGGATTATCCAGAGCGACTCAAAGCAAAGTACAGAATGAACCCCGTGGACATTACTCAGTACGCACAGTTGTATAAGTTCTTCGACGTCTCCCTCAGCCCCTTGAAGAACTCAAGATTCAACAAGTGCAAATCAGAACTGAAGGTAGTAGAAGCGGGGTTCACTCGTACTGCAATCATAGCATCCAACGTAACGCCATA